AAGCACTCGATAAAACACGCACTGGTAGATATCTAGTCGCATCAATTAACCATAAATTTAATGGTGATACATTTGAATCGATTGTAGAACTTGCCTCTGATTCTTTCTCTGAGGCACTACCTGAAGCGAAGAACGGAATAAATGTTTTGACTAAGAAGGGTAAGTGATGCCAGGCGCAAAAAAGAATTTTATTGGACTTGAAGGTTTTATCTGGTGGGTTGGCGTTGTAGAAGATCGCCAAGATCCAGAGCAACTTGGTCGTGTTCGCGTTCGTTGCTTTGGTTGGCACACAGATCAAAAAGAATTAATCCCAACTAGTGCTTTACCTTGGGCGCATCCTGTTCTTCCAGTAAACAGCCCAAATATGTACACACCTAAAGAAGGTGACATGGTATTTGGATTTTTTATTGATGGTGGCAATGCACAAAATCCAGCAATTATGGGTGTGCTTCCAGGAAAGCCTGATGGCAAGCCGAACTATACAAAAGGATTTAGTGATCCAAGAACGAGTTTTGGTTCAGCGCCAAATAAACCAGATGATCCTGCAGAAGCATATCCAAAGGGTAAGTATCTTAAAGAACAAACCACAAATCGTCTTGCTCGCGGCAAAGCAGATTCAACTGTAATTGCTACAAGAAAAAAGAATCTCAAGAAGAACATCGTTTCAGCAGGTGGGGTTTCTTGGAGCGAACCACCTCCTGCGTTTGCGCCAAAGTATCCATATAACAATGCTCTTGAAACTGAATCTGGGCACGCACTAGAGTTCGATGATACTCCAGGTCAAGAGCGTATTCAATTGGCGCATCGCAAAGGCACATTTGTTGAAATTGATAAAGACGGCAGCGAAGTTCATAAAGTTGTGAAAGACAATTATGAACTTGTGATGGGTTCTGATTACGTTTACATCAGTGGCAAGTGTTCAGTTACCGTTGGTGGTGATTGCAATTTGAAAGTTGGCGGCAATATGAATGTTGAAGTTGCTGGCGGCATTAATATGTCAGCTGGTGGTGATATTCGTATGAAAGGCAAGAAAGTCTTTGTTGAATCTACATCTGATCTGAACATTAAATCGGGTGGCGTTGGCAACATGACGTCAGCCAAGAAACTCAGTCTCAAAGGTCAGAATGCTGCACTTCAGGGTGCAACTATTGATCTCCCTGCTGCTCAAATTAACATGCAATCAGGTTCTGCAACCTCTGCTTCTGGCGCAGGATTAACTGGCGGTGGAGTTATTGGTAACTCTGAAGATGTTGCTGATGCAGCATTGGCAAATCAAGATATTGCAAATACAGTTGCCGCAGCTGCCGCTACTGATGCCGCTGCTGCAGCTGCACTTGAGGAAGTCACTGTAACTGGAAAACGTGCCGCAGAATCTACAGCTGGATCAACTACTGGTAAAGGATTGGCTGGTCAATTAACATCAACAGTTAGCAATGTATTCAGTAAAGTTACTGCTGCTGCAGATGGCGTTCTTAAAGACTTTGCTGGCAAAACTCCACTCGGTGAAATTCAACAGAAACTCACAAACCTTGAGAATATGGCAAATCAAACGAAGGGCGAAATCCTATCGCTCAAAGACAATCTTAAAAATACTGTCACAAATAAACTTGGCGAAGTTAGCGACAACGCTATTGCAAGAAATCTTGAATTTAATGTTGATTCAGAGTTACTGCCTCAGAAGGCGGTGAATACCATCAAGACTGTAATTGGTAAACGCATCTATCCACTAACTGAAACAAAGACAACTGGTGATGGCTGAATTTTCTATACCATGTAATGGAACATTGTTGCCAACAAAGGCTGATCTGGCGAATATATTCGTTAAGATCGCTGACATTCCATCACAACTGCAAGTTGAAGCAGAAAAAATCCGAGCGCAAATTGATGGACCTAATGTAGAGCAAGCAGTTCGCGAGGCATTAAGAGAAAAGATTGCTCCAATCGAGGCTCAAGCTGAAGAAGTTCGACAAATTTTAGAAAAGGTCGACAAGGCTCTTGGGAATTTCCCAATATCTGCGAGCAAGCCATACTATAAGAGTTTAAAGATTCCTGACGACGAGTGGGAAAGAAAGATGACTGCTCTAACTCAGGAGTATCATCTTTATGTTCAGGCTAAACTTCTAGAGATTATTAATAATGTTTTGCCTGTAAGTTTTACAATACCTGTTCTCGGAATTAGTGTCGATATCGTACAGTTATTTGCAAACGCAAGTTATAGAGCCAGTTTAAAGCAACAAGTCGTTGACGAGGTCGACTCACTGGCTGCATTAATTCCAGATGCATACCAGTCGTATGAGGGTAAACTTGGAGTTTATTCGAAAGAAATTAAGGCGCAGGGTGTGTGGTCATATATTATGTCAATGGTCAAAAAGGGCGCGATTAAACTAATCCACCAATCAATGGCTGGACTTATCAATAAGTTCAAGACGATCTGGGATACTCTTGGACTGCCGCCGCTACCAGTTTTGTTAGATTTGGGTGTAGAAGGTATTATCAACTCATTGATTGGTTCTCTGAAGGCTCAGCTGGAGGGTGCAGCGGAGGAAGTTAGATTGAGAATCTATCAAGAAATCATCGATAAACTGGAATCGATTAATATCGCAGGGTATAGTTTATTAGATATTATCGGCGGAGATATCGACGACTTCATTCGTAGTCCAGAGGAAAAGATCAATCGTTACGTCGAAGCAGCGAGAGATTTCGGTGAAGACTGGCCAGAGTTTTTACTTAAAAAGTGGATGCAAAAAATTACCAGTTTCTTTAACGCTATCGGATTATCTGCTCTCACCGAGTGGATTAATTTTGATTTTTGCAAGTTCTTAAAACTTATTGGGATGCCAACTTCTATTACTGTGAATGTTGATTTTAACATAGATTTAACTCAAGGTGAAGCATCAGTTAGCCTAGATGCTTCCTATGTCGAAACATAAATAAATCAAATATCCAGCCTAAAATAGAAAAATGTCACTATTCGCTCGTAAATATTCCGACATCGATTTGAACTTTACAGCTCATCCTGTGACGAAGGATGTGACGAAAAAGTTAAACGAGAATGCGATTGCAGCCTCTATTCGAAATCTATTGCTAACCTCACACTACGAGCGTTTGTTCAATCCAGATATCGGCTCGAATCTTAAAAAACTACTATTCGAACCAATCGATAATGTGACCACCTCTATTATACAGGACATGATATTCGAAACTATCAAGAATTATGAGCCAAGAGTAACCATTGAAGAAGTCGTGGCGGCTCCTAACTATGACGACGAACGCTATGATGTGTACATCACATTCTTTTTAAATAACAGTCTCGAGCCCATCACGGTCTCTTTTTTCCTAGAACGGATAAGATAACATGGCAAATGTTGACTCAAAATTAAAAGTCGCTGAATTAGATTTTGATACAATCAAATCTAATCTTAAAGATTTTCTAAGAGCTCAATCTGAGTTTAGCGATTATGATTTCGAAGGCTCGGGTCTTTCTGTATTGCTTGATGTTCTCGCTTATAACACTCATTACATGGGCTATTATCTTAACATGGTCTCAAATGAGATGTTTATTGATACTGCGATTAAACGTGCATCAGTAGTCTCTCATGCTAAATTGCTTGGATATGTTCCTCGCTCACGTATTGCTGCACGCGCATTGGTCAATTTGACAATTACTCCAGTTGCAAACGATTCAAACAGTGCGATTGCAATTCCAAGATTTACTCGATTCGTTTCTGAATCGAAAGATGGCGTCAATTATGTTTTTGTGAACCCATCCGCTAGAGTTGTTTCTAAAAATTTAAGTTCTGGATTGTTCGTCGTTGAGAATTTAGAAATCAAAGAAGGGCAACCAAACGGCATAACATTTACATATGATTCACAAACCAATCCAAAACAAATATTCGAACTGCCTGATGTTGGTATCGACACTTCAACACTTCAAGTTAAGGTTCAAAGATCAGCGCAAAACGCCAATCAAGAGACGTACATCCTTGCTCAAGACGCAACTGACGTTGATGAAAACGCCACCGTGTATTATCTAGAAGAAAATAAGAACGGAAAGTATCAAATTTACTTCGGAGATAACGTCGTCGGTAAGGCATTAGTTGAGGGGAATATCGTTATCGTTTCTTATTTGCTCACATCTGGTTTAACAGGAAACAATTTACGCGAATTTAGACCTTTAGATACAATTTTAACAAACGCAAACGTTGCCGTGACACTGGTCAGCGCGTCTACTTCAGGTGCCGCAGAAGAAGATATTGAGAAAATTCGCTTCACAGCACCAAAAGCATTCATTGCGCAAAATAGAGCAGTAACAAAGAACGATTATATCGCTCTAATCAACCGTGAATACCCATATTTTGAGGCTGTCAATGTCTGGGGTGGTGAAGAAAACGTTCCACCAGTATATGGCAAGGTATTTTTCACTGCAAAACCACTTGGTGGCTATGAAATTACTGTAACTGAGATTGAATATGTAAAAAATTCAGTCATTAAGCCATTTTCTATGCTTACCGTGACACCTGAATACGTTGAAGCAGACTATAATTACATCAATCTTGCTGTTGACGTCAATTTTGACCCAACAAAAACAAATAAAACTGCCAATGAAGTTGATGCAGCTGTCATTTCTGCGATTAAATCATTCGCAATCAATAATCTTGACACTTTTAATTCATCTTTCAAGATTTCTCAGTTGTCAAGAGCAGTAGATGACGCTGATCCATCAATTACAAGTAACGATATTAAGGTTTATTTGGAAAAACGTTTTGCTCCCGATGTAACTCGCACATTAAGTTACTCTCTTGACTTTGGAACAGAGTTAAAACAAGGCACAACAGCCGAAAGACTTATTTCGACACCGTCATTCACCTATAATGACGACGCTGGAATTGCTAGAAATTGCTTTATTGAAGAAGTATTGCAGTCATTTACTGGCGTAGAGTCGATTGAAGTGTTAACTGGTGGCAGTGGCTACGTTACAACACCAACAGTTACAATCGACGGTGATGGCACAGGTGCTTCTGCTCGTGCATTAATTGTAAATGGTGCAGTAAAGCGTGTTGAAATCACCAATCCTGGTGTTGGGTATACTTCTGCAACTGTTTTAATCAGTGGCGGTGGTGGATCGGGCGCAGTAATTAGAGCAAGTTTGCAAGGTCGTATTGGTCGCTTGAAGATTTATTACTTCGACACCCAAAACGTCAAGAAAACTTTAAACGATAACATCGGTTCTATTGATTATCTAAATGGCATTGTAACATTAAATAGTTTTGCTCCTGTGGGAGTTTCTGATCCATTTGGAACTTTGATTCTAAAAGCAATTCCTGCGAAAAAGATTTTCTCCTCTGTTCGAAATAGAATTGTGACTTTGGATACAACTGATCCAAGTGCAATTGCTACAACAATTAATGCGGTGGTAGAGTCATAATATGACTGCAACTCCAAAAACAATTTCAGGATTAGTTGAGTCTCAATTACCAGACTTTATTAATGCTGATTATCCAAAATTTAAAAGGTTCATCGAACTATATTATACTTGGCTTGAGAATAATTCAGCCAATGGAATCTCAAACACAGCAGGTAACACAGTTTATCATGCTATGGGCATTGAGAACTATAGAGATATTGATCAAACTCCAGCAGAGTTTGTCAAATACTTTAAAGAAGAATTGCTACCTTATTTCCCAGAAAACACTGCTCTCAGCACGGAAAAAATTCTTAAGAGCGCAAGAGAATTTTATAGCAAGAAAGGTAGTGACGAGTCAATTCGTTGGTTATTCAAGGCACTGTTTGATGAAGATATTGAAATCACCTATCCAAAAGAAGAAATTCTGAAAACATCAGATGGTAAATGGATTAAACCACGAGCATTTAGAATTACTGTCAATGAATTTAATAAAAATATTGATGTAAACCTTCTCGAGAAACGACTTGTATATGGCACTCAGTCTGGTGCGACTTGTATTATTGAATCAGCAAATAGAAATATCGACCCAACAAATGGTCGCGAGATCATGGAGATTTATATCTCCAATATCAAAAAGTATTTCAACAACGGCGAATTAATCGAAATCAACTACGTTGATGCCAATGGTGTATCAAAGGTATTCAACGAAAGAATTATTGGTACTCTCTCGAATATTAGAGTAGATTCGAATATTCGCACAGATCCACAACAAAGACGTCGTGGATTGTTATACAACATCGGCGACCCTGTTGTAATTACTGGTGGTCTTGGAAATTCCGCAGAAGCAAACGACGCTGCAGCAATTGTTGGCAATGTTACTCTTGGTTCTATTGAAGCAGTGACGATGGTTTTCCCTGGATATGGATATCGTCTATATTCGAATACTGAAACAATTGTCTATCGTTCAGCTGGTGATGATCCAAACGCAAATCTATCAACAGATCTGCGTGTTCTACAATTAAACTCAACTGCATGCACATCAAATAGTCAGCGAAATTTTATAGAGTCAATTACTTATGATAAAACAGTAATTGACTATTTGGCTGACACTGATATAGGAAATGCTAACTACGCTGCCTTTACAACGAATACTAGAAATTCGTTAATCAATGTCACTGAAAATGATAAAGACGACGGATACAACAATTACGAAGAAGTGTGGGCAAACGGAACTAATTTCTTCGATGCACTATTTACTGCTAAGATAGCAACACCGAATAATACTATTTTCGGTATGGGTGGTGTTAGTGCAAATACTGGCGATCTATTGGTGTACGATGTTTCTAACACAGGACCATTAGCCACAGTATTGACTGGTGCTCAAATAAACACAAGAAACACTGCTAAATCTTTTGTGTTTAACAGTATAACGAATGCAAGCGTTCCCGCAAATTCGAATAGCATGATTGTTCAATGCTTGGACTTCGACACTGTGAATACAGGTGGTGTTGCTCTTGTATCTGTATTAAATGGTGGCGCAGGATTTAGAGCTGAGCCTGCGATTGAGATTACATCTCACTATGATACGCATTTGTCTGAACAGTATAGTTATGCTTCGCAAAAAGTATTAAAGAAAACATACTGGCAAACATTTAAAGATCTTGGTTTAATTGCTCACGTGTTTATTAACAACGGTGGTAGCGGATATTCTATTGGTGACGGACTAAGATTTAGCGGTCGTGGATATGATGCCAATGGTTATGTCCAAACAGTTAGCGGAACTGGTGCAATCACATCAGTAATTCTAGATAATCGCGGTGAGGGTTATTATTCTCGCCCACTAATTACAGTTCAGTCAAGCGGCGGTGCAAATGCTGTCTTTACTGGTTATTTGTTCGGCGATGGTGAAGAACATACCATTGAAACAAGTGCTGTTGGTCGTATCAGAGATATTCGTTTAATCTATCGTGGCTATGATTATACAGCAACACCAAATGTTTCATTGAAGATTGTCGACACAATTATCAATCCAATACCAGAAGCAAATACGTTTACGGAAACTGAGATTATTTATCAGGGTGCATCACTCGCAACCTCAACATTCCGCGCTAATGTGAAGTCATATGATGCGAATACAGGATTGTTGAGACTTTACGATTTTTCTGGCGCAATCAATAAAACAATCGACTTGATTACAGCAAATGGTGTTTATTGTAACGTAAATACTGCAGCGAATGTACCTGCTCCTGCACAATATCCATCAATAGTTATTGCTACTGGTCTACCAAATCCAATGTATTATGGTAACGGTAGAGCAAAAGCCAACGCGCAGTTTGCGAATGGTTTGATTGAATTTAATGGATTCTTCTTAAACACTGACGGATTTGTGAGCGCAGATAAGGTTCTACAAGACGATACCATCTATCACAACTTCTCATATGTTGTTCAATCAGAGAAAAATCTTGTTGACTTCGAAACACCAATTAAGAATATCGTTCATCCATCAGGACTAGAATTAATTTCTAAAACTGTGATTCGTTCTGAAGAGCAGGCAGAAATTCCAGTGTATGCCAATGTTGATTTGATTATGCCTGGAAATGGAACTTCGAACATTCAAGTTTCTAACTCTTATTCGAACGTAGTGATTGGAAACTCAACGTTGTTTATGCCAAACGTCGGAAGTATTAATTATTCGAACACTCGAGTAAATGTTGGTGATTTGTTTATCGTAATAGATTCTACAAGATTGCCAATCTCTCGTATTGTTTCTAATGTTGTAAGCAATACTCAACTTGAGATTTACGGCGACTTTATTTACGCAGGTCAAGGATTAGTGAAGAGCAATGTTTCGTTCACCACACTTACAGGAACTGCAGCAACAACGAATGATAGCAATGTTATTGTTGGCACAGGAACTTCGTTCAATACTCAATTGGCTGCAAATAATCTAATTAAAGTCAATAACGAAATACGCCAGATTATCACTGTTACAAACGCTGTTCATCTAGTTGTTAATGCGAATTTAAACTTTACCTCTACTGCTCAAACTGCACATAAACTTGCAAACACCACACTCGTTGTATACGGTAATACGAACGGTGTTTATGAGATGGTACAGGCAGGAGATAATGTGTCGTTTAACATCGCTGCTGCTAACGTGATGGGTGCGCAGACTGGAACTGTGCAGGTCTTTACAACGAATGCTCAAGTTATTGGAACATCTACTGCCTTTTTGACTCAGATTAAAGCGAACGATATCGTTATGATTAATGGGCACTTAAAACAAGTAATAAATATCGCTAATAATACAATGATGAATGTTAATGCTTCGTTCGCATCTAATACATCAGGTATATTGTTGTATAAGAGAGCAACAAGTCAAAACGCAAATGTTCTTTCTGTTTCTGGAAACACCATGACATTAAATATTGCTTATAATGCAAATGTGTCGAACCTTGTTTATCTTGTTGCACCAAATTTGGCTACTGAGGACCTCGGATTTACCGTCGTCACTCTTACAGCATATTGAGGAATAAATGAAATCTTTACTCACACCATTATTCAGCAACTTTTTGATTAATGATATTAAAGATCATTTTATCAATGATGCTAACACATTTGTTTTTATCGGTCGTTCTTTAGACTTTGGTTCAAACTCTGCGAATATTCCAGATATTATCTGGACGACAAACGAACGAAATCAAGTTTATCGTAATATGGTTGGCGCTAAGAAAATTCAATTGGCAGATGTTCAGCCAGTTGTTTCTCGCGTCGACTGGGCTGTAAATACCAAATACGATTCATATGAAGACAATATTGAGTTAACTTCGTATATCGACTACTTCAACATCGGCACTGCAAACGCAAATGCGAATACAATCTTAACTGGCAGCGCAAACATCGCAGGATCGAACGTATTAGTAGGAAACGGAACTTCTTTCTTGACGTTTGTGTTTCCTGGTGATTTAATCTCCGTCAACTCATCAATTAAGTCTGTTGTTTCTGTTACAAATAATAGTCATTTGATCGTAAACAGTGCATTTGCGAATGTAAACACTGGCTCATCTATCACTAAAATTGCGAATGCTCGAATCTTGATTGCTAATAGCGCAAGTTTCATTGGTAACGTTGAGACAGGTAATGTTGTTGTGATTGGAGAAGATGCAAGAGAAGTTATTGCCATATTGAGCAATAAGGTTATTTCTCTAAATGCAAATCTAACTTACTCAAATTCAAATGTAACGGTCTCGAGAAAAGACAATACATTCCCATTTACTGCAAATACTTTTTATGTTCGCAATACTCGCGATCAAGTATTCAAGTGCTTGTTCAATAACAGTTATGCGAATTCTACAATAGAGCCAACGATCGATATCGACGGTCAGTTGCCAGAAAATGCATTCATTCAAACAGCCGATGGATATAAGTGGAAATATATGTATACAATTCCACCAGGATTAAAACAAAAGTTCTTCACGAACAAGTGGATGCCTGTTGTCTCTGACCCTGCTGTTACTGCAGCAGCCATAGACGGAAGAATCGACATCGTCAATGTTCTTTGGGGTGGTTCTGGACATGTTCAGGGTGGCAATAGTAATACTGCCGCTATCTTATCTGTTACTGGCACAGATGGTGCGGGTGCAAATCTATATGCTAAAGTTGTGAATGGTAGCATTGAGAGCGTCACGATTCTAAATGGTGGCAATAATTATACTCGCGGCACCGTGGTTGTGAACGATCTAGATCGACTTGGAACATTAACTCTTGCTGGAACTGTAAATGTTTCTGGCGCAGTCGTAACAGGTAATGCATCGAACTTGACTTATTTCGTTGGTAATGTTAAAACAAACGATATTATTACAGTAGACGGACAGTCAAGAAACGTCGTCACTGTAGTCAACTCGACTTACTTGACTGTTAACACAGCATTTAGTAACATGAATAGTCAAATTGCGGTTGTAACAAGATCAAATGCAGCATTCGATATTCAAATCGGACCTCACGGCGGTCATGGCTCCGATCCAGTAACCGAACTTCGTGCGCATAGTCTAATGATTACAGTGGAATTGAACGACACCGAAAACGATACTATTCCAATGAGCGACTCAACAAATGTATTCGACTTCAATCAAGTCGGCATTTTGCAAGACCCATTAGTTGCAAATGGTGCGTTTTATGCAAATGGCACGAACTATCGAACATCTACACGATTATTAATCGCCGATCCAGGGATTACGAATTTCACAAACGATGAGACCGTCTATCTTGGCAGTTCAATCGAAACGGCGACTGCGATCGCAAACGTCGCTCACTGGGCTCCAGGGGATAATTATTTGTACATAAATAACATTACGGGAACATTTGCAGCGCAGCAAATTATTAAGGGTGCAACCTCTGGTGTATCGACTCCGATCCTTGAAATCGCAAACTCTGATATAAGAACCTTTAGTGGTGATGTAATTTATGCTGAAAATAGAACAAATGTTGTTCGTAAAGATAACCAAATCGATCAAATTAAGATCGTACTTTCATTCTAGGTAGAAGTTCATGGAATTTAATATTGATCCCTATAACGACGATTTTGCGCAAAATGCATTAGATAATAACTATATGCGCATTATGTTCAAGCCTGGAAGGGCTGTTCAAGCGCGTGAATTGACGCAAATTCAGTCGATCCTACAAAATCAAATTAAACAATTCGGCGACCATGTATTCCAAGACGGTTCTCCAGTTATCGGTGGAAACCTAACTCTTGATAATAAAGTTAAGTATCTTAAACTCCTAGAAACGTTTGAGAATGCTGACATTGAAGTTGAAGAGTTCAATGGAACTGTAATTCGAAACAGCGCTGGAACTGTTCAAGCGAAAGTTCTTGCAACATATTTCCCAACTGACGGTATCCCAACTCTCTTGGTCCGTTACATCACAGGTAACGAATTTGTCGATGGCGATGTTGTCACAATTGCAGGAACAACAACACGCGCACAACTAGTTGCCTCAAACGCAACAGGATTTGGTACAGTTGTTTCGATTAACGAAGGTGTGTTCTACGCTGACGGATTCTTTGTTCAAGTTGGCGATCAAACAACAGTTGTTTCTGCATACTCAACAAGCGCAAATGTTAAAATTGGTCTTGAAATTACAGACGACTTTATCGACAGCGACGTTGATTCAACTCTTCTAGATCCAGCGCAATCTTCATTTAACTATCAGGCTCCTGGTGCCGATCGTTATCAATTCAGCTTAACGCTCTCAACTCGTCCTCTTGATACAGTTGTTGATGAATCGAAGTTCTTCGAATTGATGCGTGTAGAAAATGGCGCTGTCACAAAACAAGTTAAGTATCCAGTTTATGCTGAACTTGAGAAAACTCTTGCTCGCCGCACGTTCGATGAGTCGGGTGACTACACAATCAAACCATTCCGCGCATCTCTACTAGATGGCACAGATGCAAATAACTATACAATTTCAATTGAGCCAGGAAAGGCTTATGTCAAGGGTTTCGAATTTGAAACGATTGGAACATTGAAGATTGATGCAGCAAAACCTCGCTCACCATCAGATGTTAAGTCTCTTGTTGACACAGATGTTGATCTATCTTACGGCAACTTTGTTTATGTAACTGCGCTTCGCGGTTCAAGCAATGGTTTCATTAATATTGCTGCATTAGAAAAGATTGACGTGCACTGCGTCGACACATCAAAGGTTGCAGTTGGATTAGGCACGTCAGCAAACGCCCAAGTTTATCAAAATACTCGTATTGGCTCTGTCCGTGTGAAGAATTTTATTCGCTCCACAGCTGACGCATTCGATTCAGTTCGAGATTCAAATGGTATCTATGCGCTGTACATGTCTGAAATCGCCATGGACCCAAAGGTTGTTAAAGTGACAGCTGCATCTTCAAATGCAAATAGCATTCGACTTTCTGACAAGATGTCAGCAGTTGATAATGCATATCGCAATGTTTCAATAACAATCCTACCAGTTAGACTCGATGCGATTCCAAACGTCACAACTGCAAATGTTTTTGCAGGATCTTATCGCCTAAACGCTAACTCTGCAGTTGCCAACGTATTCAATGGCGGCAATGTGAGTGTTGGTTCTATTATTCGAGTTGGTAGAGACGTTCGTGAAGTTGTTTCGATTAATACAATCGGCGATTTCTTGACAGTAAATACAGAATTTAGCCAAACAATTGTAGGAACAAATTCTAGCACAAATCCTCTACAAGTATTGATTCAAACTCCATATAGCCAGAACGTTTCAAGTCAAACAAGAACTGTTCAAAGATACGATGGAACTACAAAAACTGCATTCTTAGACACGCCGTTTGATAACAATGGTATTGCTGATGTGAACTCAGTTGTACAAATCGACTTTGATATGGCTCACGCAGAGTCATTCATTGCTGGTCCATCAGTATCAAACGTTCTTGTAGCTGGCGCAAATGCCTCAATGAACATCTCTATTCAATCTCAGTATGTTGGTGGAGAAACTGTAATTGAAGACAAGTTGCGCAATGAATTAATTTTCAAGTTGCCAGGCAACTATATTAAGCGCGCATCACTAAACAATGCCGATTACAATTACAATAAAATTGTTCTAAATCGCTCAAATACTGGTACTGCAAACCAGTTTGCTCTAGCGCAAGGTGCAGGTCTCGAGACATTCGAAACAATTCCATTCTCTGATTCAACAGCTGCAATTCAAGATAATTTGATTGTAGTTGTCAGAGACAATAACGGCAATTCAAGTTATCCAAACGGATCAATCCTTCAGCTAACAGCAGCAAATGTGGTTATTGGTTCACCAGCAACAACGATCACAATTGATACTTACGTTCCAGATATTCTAAAAGTTGATATCGTTCTTACGACGAAACAAAATGACGCTGAAGATAAGATTCGTAAAAAGAATTTCTTCAGCAATACGAATTATACAGGAACAAGAACTAACTTCACATATCCAACTGGTCCAAGCGGAAACACAACAGTAACAGTGCCAAATTATGGTGTTGTTGCAAATGTTGATATTGCAAATGGATTAGTTTTCTTGACAGATGTCACCTTTAATACTGTTCGTCCTGGCGATTCTATTTCTCTATTCGTTCCTGACGTTGTCAAGGTTAGAAAAGTTCTTGCGGGAAACACAACGCATCTACCAGATGTCAATAACGTAACGGATATTACAGATCGCTTCTATATTGACTACGGTCAAAGAGATGATGTGTACGATCACGCTAAACTTATTTTAAAGGCTGGTTACGATAGTCCAAACGCTAAACTACTCGTGCATTTAGATTTCTATCAGCATGTATATGTTGCTGGTGCAAACGTATCGTTCTTCTCAGTTGATTCATATTCTCAAACACAATACGATAACGGCGCGATTCCAATCTACACATCGTCAACAGGTAAAGTATTCTACTTGCGCGATTGTTTAGACTTCCGTCCAACTCGACCAATCGGTGATGTATCTAATACGTTGACAGTTCCAAATCTTCCATCTGCTGATGAAGTGTCAGAATTGTCACTAGATTATTATTTGCCTCGTATTGATAAACTTGTTCTTTCGAAGGATAAGGAATTTAGAGTCATTCAAGGTAAGTCTGCTCCGCAGCCTCTACCACCAGAAGATTTAGATGACGCAATGACATTGTACACGTTATATCTACCACCTTATGTGGCTGATATTCGTGAAATTAGAACGAAGTACGTTGAGAATCGTCGCTTCACGATGAAAGATATTTCTTCTATTGAAAAACGTCTACAGAAAGTTGAGTTCTTTGTCTCTCTAAACAACGTTGAAAAACTTGCTATGAGCGATAAGACTCAGTATGAAGATGGCACTGAAAAAGAAAAGTATGGTATCGTTGGTGAAAACTTCTTAAACTTTAATATTGCTGACTTCAAGAGCAGAGACTTTAAGGTTGCATTGGAAAATGGCTTCATGATTCCAACGATGAGAATCACGCCACTTGGATTTAAGAAATCAGTGTTAACAAATACAACTCTAAACAAGAAAACAGTTTCTCTAGAGTATACTGAAACACCAGCCATTTCTCAATCTCTTGCTTCAAACAAGGGTGTTGGTGTGCAGCCGTTCTTGTTTGGTCAGTTTAATGGTTTTATCACGCTTACACCTGATACAGATTATTGGTCAGCTGAAGATCTCAAACCAGAAATTATTTCTGTTCCAGAGAGAATTATTGAACACACAACAGTGATTCGTGAGATTGTTGTTGAACCACCTTCACCACCAACTCTCCCAACACCAACAAGTAATGCAAATACAGTTATCATTACGACACCTGGTGGTGATCCACCTGCTCCATCTGGAAATGATGATGTTGTTGTTTCACCACCAACACCACCTGCTCCAGTGATTCCAATTATCCCATCAGAACCATCACCACCTCCTCTCCCAGAGCCTGATACTCCACCAATTCTATTCGAATATGATCCATGGTGGGGCGGCATTCCAAGAGATTTCAGTCACTTGTGGCTCTATGGTGGAACGTTGGGTGGCGATAATTTGTGGACACCAAGTTATCCACCACAGGTAACAGGTATCGTACCAGACGAAATTCAATCACCAAACCCAACAGTATCTCCGCCAATCGTTCTAGATAATGGTTTCAGCAGTGGAATTAGCGGATTTACGGAAGCAACACTCAATGGTGGCGGCGGTCGTGACATCGGCGACAAATTTGATTATGACAGAGACTAAAGGTAGAAAATTACATGGCAATTACAACTAATTTCGGTAAATTGGTAGTAGACACAAGTCTTATCCCATACATTCGTTACAATGACGTCGAGTTTACAGCGCATAACTTAATGCCGTACACTTTGGCGAAATTGTTCTTTGACGATGTTGCTGTAAATAATTTCTGTCAAGCTGGCGGTCGTTTGCTTCTCGACTCAAAGAAAATTATTGCATTAAGTCGCAATAACTCAGTTGGAATAACAACCTCTGCAAATGATGCTCAAACGGATATTGTTTTCCAAGGAACATCAAATACAGTAAATACATTCAATGGTCGTATTGAAGCGTTTTATTCTGCTAATTCTACTATCATTATTCGTCGCTTGAGTGGTGATTTTGATGAAACTGCGCAGTTGTTTATTGAAAACGTAAGCACTGGTACAGTATATGCAAATTGTAACGTCACATCTGTGACTGACTTTCAAACATCAGATTCTTTTTATCCAGGTGAAGGTGTTATTGCCCCTCAGCGTGGAAATGCCTTTGCAACAGTTATTGCCACATCTGGTGAGAACATCCTTTATGTAAATCAAAACTATATTAATTTAAACGTTGATGCTGTTGGTGTTAACGTTCTATCATCAATGAGTTCTGATTATAAAGATGGTGATATTATCTATCAAACAGCAAGCGGAACTAATCGTTACGATCTTGCAACATTTAAGGGTGTTGTTCGCTTCTTCAATGTAAGCGGCGCGGGTGCTATTGCAATTGAACCATTAGAAGGCAATATCGTAGCAAACTCAAACGTAGCAGGTTCGAACGTTCTTGTTCAAATGTGGAACGCTTCAACGCCATCAGCAAAACCTCTTGCTGCAAATGACTTCAATACTCTTGGTATTGCATCAAACAACTTTATTCGTAGTGTGACAAATACCTCTGTCAATATTAATGTCAGTTCGTTTATTCATCGTTCTGGTTTGATTGCAAATACACTTGCTCCAAATACATCAACAGTAATTCTTGTCACAAGCAGCGGCAACAATCCTGCAAATGGTAATTTAATCTACTTCACAACTGGTACTGGTGTTGGTGAACTTCGTCGTATTGTTTCGATCAGTGGCGCGCAAGCAGTGCTCAATAGTGCTCTATCGTTCACGCCAACATCAAACACTCACTATTCAATTGGCAATTTTGAAGTTGATCAGCATGGAACTCTTGCTGGTATCTTCCACATTCCATCATATCCAACATTTAAGTTTAAAACTGGCGATCGTGTCTTTACAATCACTGATACTGCTCGTTATAATGATCCAGATTATAAGATGAGAGCAGCAGCGATTTATGCTGCAAGTGGGTTGCTAAAACAAACTCAGCGTATTCAAACAACGCCAGTTCTACCACCGCTTCCAGAAACTTATGCTGACATTCCAGTTGCACCAGTAAATCCTGCTGATG